TTATTTATAGATTAAGAAAATAGTCGGTTTCTTGCTCAGGTCGGGCACTTTCCCTGCCCAATCCTTTACCGGACGGGTATGGATATATTCATCTTCGCAGGTGATATCCGACGCAATACATAACTTGGTAGAAGGGCGGCAGGTACGGATCAGCTCCTCAGCCAGCTTATTGTTGCGATAAGGCGTTTCGATAAAAAGCTGCGTCTGGTTCTCCGCATAGATACGCCCTTCCAGCTTCTTGATCGCATTGGTACGTTCCGACGCATCGATAGGCAGATAGCCATGAAAGGCAAAACTCTGTCCGTTGAAGCCGGAAGCCATCACCGACATCAGTATGGACGACGGCCCTACCAGCGGCACAACCGGATAATTCTTCCGCTGTGCTATAGCCACCACATCCGCCCCCGGATCGGCAACCGCCGGACATCCCGCTTCGGAGATAACACCTACATGCTCTCCCTTAGCCAACGGAGCCAGATAACCGGCCACATCCTCCGCAGAGGTATGTTTGTTGAGTTCATAAAAAGTCAGGTCGTCGATCACGATAGACGGCTCCGTCTTTTTCAGGAAACGGCGGGCGGTACGTATATTTTCTACAATAAAATGTTTAATCTGAAGAATGATCTCACGATTATATTCAGGAAGAACCCGACGATGTTCAGTCTCCCCCAAAGTAACCGGTATAAGGAAAAGCGATGCTTGCATACTGTTAGTTTTCTGCAAAGTTAGTATTTTTGCAATCTATATTGAATATCAGGAACTTATAAAATTGGTTATTTACTACCGTTCTTTTACAAGCCATTCCGACACCGCGAATATAATAAATATTGTACATTGTACGAGTATATCTATCAATTAAAATTTTAGACTTTAGAAAGTAACCAGCCGTGGAAAGTTGGGAGGAGTGTGGTTACTTTCCATTTCCCTCTAAAATATTACCCCATACCCCTAAAAAGAAGAAAGCCCAGCTACCACTAGGATAACTGGACTTAAGAATTAAATAGAACTTATTTATTTAAGAATCGTTCTATAGTACCATCTTTCTGCTGTTTCAGTATTCTTTTAGACATCTTATCTGGATCTAACTTAGTATAGGCTATAAACAAATCTTCTAATAGGTCTGTATTATGAATCCATACTTTATATAAGTCTTTCATTTTATCGTCTATTGCTAGCTCTTTATCTTCTAATTGGCAATATAAAGCAGCATTAGATATAAAAATGATCTCTTGTACATCTTCTACACTAGTTATATTTCTACTGGTAAATTCATCTCCTAATGTGTCTTTACTAATAATAAAGCCAAAGTGCTCTAATACACTCTTTTTATCCAAAGCATAAAATTCTTCTAAAGAATTTACTTGTATATCACCCAGTTTAAAAGATAATTTAAAATTGTTAGGTATCTGCATAATATTGATTATTAATGTAATTCTATAACTTCATCGAATAGATCACTAAAATTATCAGCCTTGCATTCTTCCATCAATTTCTTTGCCTTTTCACCAGTCATAGATTCTTTTACACATTCTAAGATCTTATCTACTGAATATTCCTGTAGAACCCAGTTAATGATCCAATCAATAAAGAATCTACTAGATAAGAAAGTATGTGTAAAACCAACTTCTATTCCTGTCTGTATTATCTTCTCTGCTCTATCTACTTTGATAGATTCAGGCAATTTCTTATTTGGATTATTTGCCATCCTATAAAGATAGTCCTTATTAATGGCTGAACTCAAAGTGAGATACTTAGATAATACAGATAGTCCATAACCATTATTGGGAAGATTATCAGATTGTTCACCTTTTTTAGTCCTCTTGTGTCTTAGCTGCATATACTGATCTATAAATGCTAATCCTTTATCTTCTGATCTTAATTTAGCCAATACAGAAATATAATTATCATTTTTCCAATTAATAGCAGTAGTATTAATTTCCATTATTAAAGTAGATACGGCAACTTCTCTATTAAGCGGATACATCAGCCAAATATCATAATACTTATCTTTCTTATTCAGTTCTTTAATAGCTGTATATCTATGCTGTCCATCTAAGATTACTAAATAGTTCTCTGCATTATCAGCATCTATTACATCAGTAGGGTTGTTGGCATCATAAACAGTAATACCTTTTTCTATAACATCTTTAGCATCTACTACGGTTATAGGTGCTAATAAGCCAAATTCTTCAATAGACTTCTTTTTAGAATTAACTATACTTCTATTGATCTGTCTATTTACATTGGTAAAAGCCAATATCTTTCCACTACCTTCTAATGTGAATAACTTTTCTTCTTTCTTCTCTAACTTTTGATCTGTCATAACAATTGTATTTAATGATTAAACTGGTGGCAATGTATGGATAATAAAATGTGAATTTAATGCAGTTAAATATCTTTACTATAGTGATTTCTTAATATATGTTTAATTTAACAAGTAGACTAATTTGCCCCACACCCAATAAACCAATAAAAAAAAGAAAAAGCCCACTGCATTTATTAACACAGCGGGATTTAAAATATCTATAATTTATCTACAATCTTCTTCTTATATGTGTAATCTACTCCAAATAAAGCTCCAGCAAATGCGCTGATTTCTCCAAAGGCTGTTAGTATACTACTATGTATAATTCCCATTGGAACAACACAGAAGCCAGCTATAAGTAATCCTATACCCAATGCTACTAATACACAGGCCACTACTAATTGTACTATCAAATGTTTACTATTCATTATATACTATCTGATTTCACGTAAAATGCAGCCTGTTCGTTACTTACACTCACATATACACCATTAAACAAATATTTGAAATTAACATTACCTCTCATCGTGACACCATCAGGATTAGTATTAGACGTATTATTATAATTCCATCTTATCACAATTTGTGCTGTTCCATTAGGTGGAATGCTAATACTACTACTTATAATAGAGCCAGATGTATTATAAAATGCAACTGGGGACTTTTGAAACGCTGCACCCCACCAGTTTGAAGAATTTCCTAATAAATTGGTTAAAGGAACTTGATACGTTCCACTTGTCTTATTTGTCATTGTGCATAATAAATAAACATCACCTGCAATATTCAATTGTAATGCATTATTTGATGAAGCATAATTACTAACAGAACTATAACTATTTAATGTTTTACCGATTGAATCAATTCTTATTGTAAACATAGAATCTTCTTTAACCGTAAAACCTATACTTGTTTTATTTGTTGAATCAGAATACATACAGTACTGAATATCTTGTATTATCCAGCTTGTTTTCTGTGCAAAATAATCACCACAGATGAAAAACCTAGCTGTCATTTTTTGCCCTATCATATTAGAGCTAAAAGAAGATAGATTTACTGAAATTTTAGGGTAATTTCTGATAGTACTTGCTGAACAGGCATATACAGTATATCCATTATAATCAATACGTACAGCAACATAACAATCACCTAGCTTCTTACCACCTAAACTAATATCATCTAAACTTAAATTACTACTATCTGCATTAGTAATAATATTAGGGTAAAAGTCCCAAGTTGAATTAGAACCACGATTGACAGTTATATCATCAATTAAATTAGTTGAAACTAAAGGTTTGGCATTATGGTTATACCCTCTAAAATCCCCCAATCTAAAAGGTGCTCCACTTCCGCCACCTGGCTTTTGTCTTGTCCACGTAGATGTATCAATTATATTAAAGTTAGAACCTAACGAAGGTATTTCAATCCCGCATTTTCCGTCTGTTGCTTTATACCAATTAGGGTTATCATCTGTTGTATTTGAATGCCAGATAACAGGTTTATGCTTTGACCACATATTCACATTATCGCATATACATAAAGTTCCTAAGTCCATACTAGGATAACCTAAACAGTTCCTTACATCCATTATGCTTATATTGTTATTTGGTAATATCATAGTTACTCAATTTTAGTTTTATAACATACTATATCTTCTGTTGCTTCTATAGTGCCATCTACTAGCAAATTACCATCTAAAGAGATACTACCAGATAACTTATCTTCCAATGGTTTATAAACTACCTTTTCCTTATAAATAATCTTTTCTACTGTAATATTAGCCTTAAATACTTTGGCTAGCCACTTTATTAGTTTCTTCATCCTTTAAATGGTTTTAGTTTCTAGTTCAACCAATCTACTTTCTAATTCTTCTATCTTTACCTGTTGATTCTTAATGATTTGATAAAGCTCTTTACTACCTTGTATTGCTACAGTTGCTCCTAGTCCTGCATAATCAACCCCTAAAATCTTATCTGTATCTTCATTAGCGACAACACTAACGAACTCAGGAAAATATTGTTGAACATCTTGCGCTGACACACCGATTCTTGCTAAATTAAATTCATCATCCTTCATCGTAAAATGGAATACATCTAAATTGTCTATTATATCTAATACACCTGTTACGTTATCACCTCTATTCTTCAATCTAATATCAGATGTGTTAGCGTAAGCCCCAGCTCCACAACACGCGTTTGTTGAAGTACCGTGCTTTGTTATCTTAAAACGATAGTAAGGTGAAGATTGTGCTGAACCAGTACCACTTGAATTGTTACAGTTAAATAGCATATCACCGTTTGCAACTTGTGAACCACCTAAGTCGATTTGCCATTTATAACCCTGACCTGATAAAGCTCTATTATACATATTAATTGAAGCTGATTGCCACGTTGAATTATAACCATTTAACACCATTCCCGCCATCCCGCTATTCTGAATAGTAATACCGTTTGATATAGTTCCACCATTAAAAGTTGGGCCAGCAGGGCCTTGTGCTCCTTGTGCACCTGTTGCCCCACGTGCGCCAGTGTCACCTTTATCACCCTTATCTCCTTTGTCACCCTTCGCACCTGTCGCACCTTTAATGTTGACAGATGTAGGTGTAGATTCAGATGTGCTATTACTCCAGCTAAGTACACCTGTACTTGATACTGTTGGCCGCCAGTACTTAAATGGTGCAGAAGATGCACCTGTACTATAAGCTACAATATCACCTGTAGCAGTAATATTACCGCCATCAAACTCAACTCTATTACTATAATTATTTCGTGCCTGTATTATAAATTTCTTACTACTTTGAATAACACCGCTTGTATCAGATGTATTTGTAGTAGCAAATTGTGCCCAATCTCCAGCATTATTCGCTACTGTTAAATGTGAATAATTACCAGATTTGATACTTAGATCACCTGTTAACGTACCCCCAGATAAAGGTAAATAAGAATGCGTATGGTTGCTAAGTGAAATAGCAGTACCATTAACAGTCGGTGTCTTTGAGAATGCAGCACTTTGTGTAACCTTTAAATCTTCCTGAATAGTAACATAATTACCATTACTTGCATTACCAATTGTTTTATTTCCAGAAGAAGTTGCTTGCGTATTCCAATCGGTCAATGAATGAGTATGACCTGTTGATAAAACTGATATTAAACCTTCACCATCAACATTAATACCTGATCCAATTTTTACTACTCCTTTATTAGAAGTAGAAGCCTCCAATACTAAAATAGTCCCGTCATTTTTGTAACCTATATTTGAGCCAATCTTAACCAATCCTAGTTTAGCTTCTGTGGCAATATCATAAGAAGGAATAGTCGGTTTATTAGTTAGGTCATTATAATTACCAGAAGTTGCTACCGTTGCAAAGTTAGGCTTATTCTCTATAATACTCCAATCAACTTCTGTAATACCACCGCCAGCATTAGCATCCAGTGTACCATCTTCCCTGATAGAAAGGTTATTACCAACTTTAACACAACCTAAAGCATTAGTAGAAGCTATAGGAAAAGATTCAGTATAATCACCAGTTGTATAAGCTACAACATCTGCCTGTCCTATTATTGACTTCGTAAATGTTTTCTTTCCTGTTATTGTTTGGTCTGTATCTAACGTCACCCCTGTAAAATCTGTAATATCTAACATCTTATGTGTATGATCTTCTGGCTTAAATGTTGTTGGTTTTTCTGTTACCTGTTCCCAAGTAGAAGGAAATATAGATGGTTTATCTGTAAGATCATTCCAACTACTTACACCACCACCAGCATTAGCATTTACCGTACCATCTTCTGTAATGGTCAAATTCTCACCTATTTTAATACAGCCTAAAGCATCAGTAGAAGCAATAGGTAGCTTAAAATCTCCTGCTTCTGGATTGGTCTGATAAGCTACTATATCACCTGTTGCACCTACAGAACCGTCTATGATCTGGCTGATTTGTCCTTTTAGCTTTACAAAGTTAGATGTATCTATATTAGTTCCACCACCATTTAAAGAGTAAGAACTACCTGTATTATATCTGGTGTACTTACTTCTGGGTGTAGCTGGTATTCTATTACTAATTATATCCATAGTTAATTTAGTTCTATCATATTGCATTCTATACTATTATCTTCGTAATTAATAGTTCCACCAGTAAACAGGAACTTTTTACCAGATAGATAGCTATCTGTGATAATGGAATAAGGGAATATGATTGGTTTTACAATTTGGGTTAGTTTGATCTTTGGCTGTTGATACTGGTTAATGATTCTCTGTATTAATAACTTCTCTGGTTTATCACTACTATTATAAATGGTATTAGCCAGCTTATCCAGTATAGAACTGCCTGTTATAGCTTTACTAAATGATAATTCACTATCATTCTTAGAGGTAATCTTAAACTCTATATCATCCAAAGCGTTAATATAGTCCCCATTTACTACATTCTCATACTTGGTATCTTCTTTATCATTATCCTTTGCAACGGTTGAATAATTGATCTTTTGGCTATCAATTGTTATATCTTTTAGAAAGAAATAAGTAACTGCTGTTTCAAATTTGGGATTGTAAAGAACTAATTCCAAATCACCTACTATTGTTCTATCGAAGTTAATTATTGTTCCTTCCAAGTCGTTTACCCCTTGCGTAAAGTCATTTGTATTCCTTGCATTAAACCATTCACCAACTACATTCTTTCTTGTTATATCAGTATATAGCTTAAATGAGTTATTAGAGTTTGTTGTCCAAGTTGTTCCGTTATACCAATAATCTCCACACCTTAGACGTGCTAATACATATACACCATCTAAATCAAAATTATCTGTACCACCAACTTTATAATTAAAATCTCCAATAATACCATTTAAATCATCAGCTAAAGGATAGATCTGGAAATTGATAGCCAACTTAATTGAAGGATCAAACACTAGTGTAGACGAAGGTGTCTTAGTTTTAATGACTGGATATTTAGCCAATATAGTTGAATCTGATTGTCTACATAAGTATTTATCATAACCGACTGTTTCATAGTCATCTTCATATTGCTTTATTTCAATCATTTTATCCCAATTCAATTTATTTGGCATATTATCAATTTCATAATTCGATTGTTGTACAGCTATTGAACCAGCTAATTGTTTACCAACATTGTTAAACATACTATCAGATGTTGATTCATAACTATTTGATGAAGTATTATATTTGAATGTTGAGAAATTAAATGCGGTTGAATCATAATATTCTTTTTGATACCTTTTTCCTCCTTCATCTAATACAGAATGGTGTAATTTTGTATCATTAGCAAATTCCAGTTCTGGATATAGCTGATCTTTATCTGCTTCATAATCACTATCTATGATAACAACTTTATTATATCCACCTAAGATAGATAATAAGTTACTGCTTCCTTTAGATGGTATTGCTTGTAAGTTAATGGTAGAAGATAATATAACAGATGTATTAGTAAGCATATTAGTGTATGCTGTTTTACCTGCCTTTATGTAGTCTACATCTATGAAATAGACACAACCGTCATATTCCGTTACAGTCCAGTTGAGAAACTTACATACTTCTTCCAGACATTCTTTTAAAGTCATAGCTTTACCATCTTCATCAATGAAGTTAGCAGTACTAACAGTAATCCCATCTAAAGAAGAAGTATAGGTCTTGGGAATATAAACGGCTCTAAAATCTCCTTTGCTTTCAGTAATACATTTCCTAATCAATCCAAGTAAAGAGATAGTAGATCCTTCCTGTTTATAGTCTATATATTCTAAAGTAGATAAGGCTGATATACATTCTATTTCCAATTCAAACAGGCTGTTATCATAATCCTGTGAATATAGTTCTGGCGTTATAAAGCCTGTCCAGATAACAGAACTGCCTTTAATCAGATTTACTTTGAACTTCTGGTATTGTGTACTAAACAATCTTTGTAGGTAATCACTTCCAACCAGCTTTAATGTAGCACCGCTGAATCTGGTTGGAGTATATAAAAAATCTTCATCGTTTACATCTACTATAAATGGTGGCGTACCACCTGTAAGTTCTACAGGTAATCCAGTTCCACCATCTTCCAGTATTTGTACAGTTAAGGCTTCACCATCTACATTAGTAAACGGCACTGTATATATTAGGTTATACATTGATTATTTGTATTTATTTGTCTTACTTGCTTGTGCATTCAAAACACCTACTAGTTCTTTACCTTTGAGTTTAAATTCAACTGTTCCACCATTTAAAGAAGAAACTCCACCTTTGCCATCTAAGAGATTAAACAGGTTCTTCTGTTGTCTGTTGTTCAGAATCATTTCACCGCTATTTACTCTGGCTATCATATTATCCCCTATAAAAGAATTGCCACTAAATATACCACCACCAGCAAACTTAGGAATCGAAGCCATTGCAGCAATAACAGAAGCACCAGCAGCTAAAGCCATAATCCAACCAACAAAAGGTATAGAAGCTACAGACGACATAGCACCAGTAACGGCAGCTTCACTATTGGCTGTAGCTTCTGCTTTCTTTGTTACGGTTAATGTAGCAATAGCAGGTATAGCAGCAGCTATAGCAGTGAGTATATTAGCTCCCCAACTAATCCAAGCAGCAGCACCTTCATTTGTCAGATTGGTTATTGATCCCATTATAGAACCAATAGCATTTAAAGAATCAGCATAGCTATAATTTGATTCTATTATACTGTTGTCGATAGGCTTAATATCCAATGCACCACTTTTAATATCCTCCTTAACATTCTTCCCCTTTACCGATAGTGTTGGGATCTTCTGTTTATTAACTAGTTCCTTTAAATCACTGGCTTCGCCATATTTTACTTCTACATTTAGATGTGCTTTCTGTTGGCTGATCTCCTTTACCATCTTATCAGCAGCTAATCTGGCTTCTAAAGTAGTTGCTTCATTAAATTTCTTTCGCCATTCAGCCAATTTCTTATCCAGTTCTGCTAATGAACCTTCTGGTATTATTTCTTTCGCCTTAGTAGTCTTTCCAGAATTATTAACCGTTCTGCCTGTTTCATCCGTTCTCTTTTGTAGACTATATATCTCACGCTCCATAGCATACTGTTCTTTCAGCACATTCAATGTAGCTACTCTTTTGTCGTCTACTTCTTCCAGCAAGACAGATTGTGTCCTTATAAACTCATTCTGTTTATCATACTGCTGTAATGCTTCCTTTCCTTCCTTACTAAGAGTAGATATAGTAGTAGCACCAAAAGAAGAAGGAACTGTAGTAGTTGTAGTATATTTACGTTCTAACGCTGCTCTCTCTTTCTTATACTTATCTATTTCAGACAATACACTACCATCTGATTTATTTGTATGCTTAAAGAAGTAATCCAATGTTTCTCTATCTACATCAACTCCATAATTAGCTTTATATGTTTTAGATAGTCCTTCTTCACTGGACTTTATATAATCAGCAGTTTCTTTAGACAGGTGCTTTACAGCCATTGCCATCTTTTCAGCAGCTATTTTTCTTTCATCCAGACTTTTATTAGTGTCTTTGGCTACAGTCTCGTATTGCTCGATCTCTTTTAAATCCTCTGCTTTAATATATGACAGGGATAACTTTTTATCTGCCAGTTCATCCATTAAAGCAGATAATTCTTTCAGGTTTGTAAAGGCTGCAATAATACCATTACTAAATACGCTCCAGTCACCAGTAGTTAATGATCTAAAGAAAGCATCTACTGAATCTCTGGCTGCATTCATATTGTTATCGAACATATCGCTGGTAGTCTGATTGCTGCGCATCATCTTATTGAGTGCTTCACCTGCACTAATTGCTAATCCAATACCACCTGCAAACTTAGTAAAAGCACCAATAGCACCACTGGAAAATCCTTGTATCTTCTGCTGGAATCCCTGTATTTGCTTACTGGATTTACCTATATTCTGATCGAACTGCTGTGTATTAAGTATTAGCCTTGTAATTAAATCAGCCATTATTATAATAGTGTTAAGGTTTGATTTGCTTTATCTTTTAATCGCTGTACATCTTCATTAGTAATAATAGTTTCTTTACTAACATCTTCTGGCTTATCCCAAGTAAAAGTAAGTATATCGGTTGGTTTCAGTTTCTTTGTATTATTAACCTGTGCAGTAACATAACCGATAAATCTAGCCTGTTCCCAACCTGCCTTATTTTTATTTTCCAGACCATTTAAACAGGCTTCTATTTCATACCATTGCATACGATCCAGAAAGTAATCTGGCTGGATTCCACATTCTACTACTATGATACTATACAGGTCAGTTATGGCTATTACTTTTTTTTTGCTGTATCTTCTTCTTTAAATGGTTCCAGTTGTCCTTGCTTCTGAAATTCAGTAGTAAGATAATTCTGAATATCAATTACCAAAGCAGGTTTAGAATCACATTCATCTATAAAATCATCAAATAGTAAACTACATTCTGGATTATTAGCCAGTATCATAGAATAGTAGAATATATACCAGTCCATCAAATTCTCCAGATTGAATATTTTACCGGTCAACTTCTCAAATACAAACATTGCTCTAATGCTGTACTTCACTTTATATGTGTTGTCTTTAATTGTTATTTCCATAGTCTATATATAAGTAAAGCCCTTACACCCCTATAGCAGAGATATAAAGGCTTTAGAAATTAAAAATTAAGCAGATACTTTCGCTAGTGCTCCCACACCTTCAAAAGAAGCTGTAAATGTTGCGTTATCTCCATTAGGTGCATTTAGTTCCAGACTGGTAATAACTACCTTTCCTTTATATTGTCCAGTAGTTACAGGTGTCCATCCTCCTGTTGGTACTTCATCCGCTTTACTAGCGTAATCTTTTTCCAGACTGAATACTACATCTATTTCCTTTCTTCCTGTCATTAGATCAAACAGATCATCATAAGTAGAACCTTCTCCATCTAAAGAGAATAAGTTATCTGTACTCATATTCCAGCTTAGTTTACGTACTGCCTTAGATACCCATTTACCACCAGTATCTTTAGAACTTGTTTCTACTGTTTCTGCAGAAAGAGAAAGTTTATGGCTAGTGGCAAAAGCTATAGATTTATAAGTCACAGAAGCATCGCTGCCAGTACCTAAAAATAGCATTAGGTCACTACCATTAATTGGATTTCCCATAGTTATATTATTTGTTTATAGTTAAATTAAAACTTAATGTTTGTACATAAGCATCGTCTATAAAATCTTCATCTGCTGATTCCAGTTTAATGCTTTGTATATCCTTTGTCCTTTTATCTTCTAATATATCTCTTACAATCTCTGCTATTTCTATCCCTTGTGCATAGTCATTAGAAACACAGATAATATCTATTATTACATTGTCTTTTAAATGGAAGTCCTTTGTATAGTCTGGAATAATATTACTTCTTTTATAGACTATAAAAGGGTAAGTTGTTTCTTTCTCTACTATGATAGGATAGATTTTATTTTCTACTAAAGTTGTTAATCTAGCATCACCATTTAAAAGAGAATAGATTTCTTTACCTACCTCTAAACTTTTCATTTACTTTCTGTATTGATTGAGTAATTATATTATTCATACTGCTAGATATTTCGGTTTCTTTTGCTTCTCTAGCTCTCTTAAAAAAGTAGCTGGCTGTTATTTTTCCTGTAGTAGCTCTTACTGTACGCTTATAACGTACTTTAGTCCCAAGCTCAAAGAATTTTAGTCTAAAGTCTCCCAGTATATGTACTTTACCTTCTGTAACTTCCTTATTGATACTGGACTTAATACCAGATGAAAAAGTTTTACCATTCCATCTATTACGGCTGTTTGGCTTTTTTACTACAGTTCTAAAGTTCTTTCTAACTTCTTTAAGCAGTATGCCTGTTGCTTTCTTTAATGCATCCCTATGTACTTTCTTCTGGCGTTTGGAATCCAGTTCAGCAAACATTTGAAGGACTTGCTTTGCATCTACATTACTCATTTATCAGTTCTCCTATAATAGTAGTAGATTGCCTATCCTCATTAATAGACAGGATTCTATACAGTCTCTTATTATATAGCACTCTCATAGATTCATCTATCTTATGATAGCTTCTAACAGTGAATATTACTGTATAGGTATTAATGATTTCCTGATTCTCTATAGCCCTGTTACCTGTATTATACTTTACGTTACCTCTGGTTATAATATAGTTTTCCCAATATGTAACTTCCTGTCCATACTCATTTTTCGTAATAGTAGCACGTTTGAAAGTAACAGGTTCTGTTAATAGTCCTGCTCTCATTACTTGTAGTTTTTATATAGTGATATAAGGTAATCGAAAGTATAGGGTACTTTATTTACAGAAGTATAGGCTACAGGTTCTCTATTAGCATATAAGTTACCAACCAATAAAAGAATAGCAGCTTTTACAGCAGGTGGTAATTCTCCACCTACTGTAATGCTGGCTAGCTGAACATTTAAGTTTATAGCTACAGCATCTTCTGCTACATCAATTAAAGCTAGTATATACTCATCATCCTGATTAAATGAATAATCAATAAGTAAATGCTTCTTTGCTTCACATAGTGTTATATACATAGCTTATATAGTTAAGTTTACGCTTTCAGAACTTTAGTAACGAATGCTTCCTCTCTACGTGGTTTAGCATCAAAGTAAGCATTGATAACCAATCTTACTTTACCTTTAGCAGCCTGTGTATATGGATCTACAGTTAAGTCGATACCTCCCCACTGACCAATTACGTAATCAGAGAAATTACCCATTACTACACCTTTACCAGCTACAGCAGAAGTACAAAGAACTGGATAACCATTTACTTCGTTTCCTTCCATCAAATACTTACCTGTATCAGTTCCTTTATCTGTAGTTTTAAGATCTGCTTTAGCAGATGGAGATACGATATATTTAATATCACCTCTTACATTTGCATCTTCTAGTTCAGCTTCCATAGCTACAATATCCTTATAAGTGATAGCAGCAGTATCAGCAGTTACGCCATTTAGTAAACCTTTAGGTTCATTAGCCGATCCTACACCAGTACCTAAAATAGTTGCTTCCAGTTTATTAGAAATAGCTGCTACAATATCACGTTTCAACATTTCTTCAGCAGAATTAGAATCCTGAATAAGGAACTGTTTTGATACGTCAATATAAGCGGTCAATCTTTTAGGTTCTAGATTTACTTCACTAAATGTACCTGCACCTTCTGTAGCTTCTGTTACTTCACCAGCCCAAGTAACATTAGAACCTGAATAAACAGGAATAGATACATTACCAATTAAGCCAGTCATATAAGAAGCACCAGCTTGTACCAGTACTAAATTTGCTCTTAATGGCTCTAGGATTCCTAATTTATCTTCTGCTACATTTTCCAGTCCAGCAGTAGCTACTGTAGCCTGAATGTCTGCTCTTTCTTCGATAGGTAGTACAATTTGTCCGCTGTAAGACTGTCCTGCTTTGCGCATTTCTGCAACACCTGTAGATACAACTTCCTGTGCTCTCTCGTCTAGTTGTCTGTTGTTGGCTACATCATTAATAGCCTTTAACAATGAAAATTTTTCCATAGTTTTAGTTTGTGGTTTATAGTTACGTTTTGTTTCTTCTTCTATTTGTCTGATCTGGCTTTCTAAATCTGCAATCTCTTTCTTAATGGAAATAAGTTCACTTTCTTCTCCTTCATTCAGCTTTCTTAATTCCTTTTCAGCACCAGCAATTAACGCTTCTGCTTTTTTTCTTAGTTGTTCTTTTTGGTCTATTAAAGTCAATGTGTCCATTATAATCCTTTTCTAAGGTTTTGGTAATAGTCCTTTAATTCTTCTGAATCCAGTTCTTGCATCTTTCTACAAGCTACAGAAGTATCTGGATATGCTTCTTTATACACAGGGGAAACATCAAATAGTTCTTTAAACTTAGTGATCCGTCTTAGATACTTACCGTCTGTTCTCTTTTCCCATTTATCACCTTCAATAGTAAAGGCAAATGAAGAAGTAGTAATATCACCTCTTTTAAGTCCTTCCAGTAGTTCATCCCCAAGTGCTGTATTGGGTGCTTCAAATCTATATTTTAAACCAGTACCATCTACAGATAAAGTAAGTGAGCCTTTGCCGTATTTTGATCTGGCTAATACTCCTCTTTCTTCATTATGATTAAGCAGACAAAGAATATCAGATTTATCTAATATACCTTCTAATGCTTCAGGTTCTATAATCTCTGTAAATCCACCTAGATCCCTAGATTCTTTATTGAATACTAAAGCATAGCCTTCAACTTGTCTGGATTCTGGTGTAGTGGTTCTTATTTCATAGTTACAGTTTCGTAGTTCTTTCATTATTTATTTTCTTCTGCTTCCTGCTCTATCCTTATCTGTTCAGCTTCTGAATCTGTAATTTCTTTCCAATTAGCAGGACTATCATTTACTGCTAGAAAGATCTTTTTTGAAAGTATTCTTTCTGCTATGGAAACATCTGCTGATTGTGTTAATGTATGTCCTTCTGTTGGTTCTAGTATTAATACTGTATAATTGCTTTGTATCATAGTTAAGTTATTGTATATCCTTTAGCTGTTATTGCCGCTATATCCGAATCAGTAAGTTTAGCTTTAGTTGTAGCATATAAAGCAATAGATAAATTCCCTTTAGGGTGTGTAGTTCTATCTACACTATGATCTAGTAAAGTATATATAAGGCTATCATAGCTCCAAGAAGCCATTGAAAGTAAACCAGAGTAACTTTTAACATTTGCTTTTCCTAGATTATTTAGAAAATAATCAACATCATAATTGCCATTACTACTATTACTGCCAGCATAGTAACCATCTAAAATACTATCTAAATCTAAGTATAATTTGAAATTTGGATTAATATCAGAAAATAGATAATTTATAGAAGTTACATTAGGCGTTTTTAATCTTACCGTACCTAACTTCTTAGCAGACATAAAATTTTGCATCTTAGTTGCTTTTGATAAATCTAATGTGATATTACCGGTGATATTACTACAATCATTAAATATTTTATCCAAGTTACTTAGATTTTCGACATAAGTGATTACTTCATTAGGAATTGTTGCCCACGTGCTATTACCAAACTTTGTACCATCTGGTATATTAAATGAACTACCGTCAGATTCTATATTAGCTATCTTATTTGGATAGCTAGCGAATGTATCTGAATCAGCAATAACAACACCTTTATCTAATATAGCTTGCCTAATAGCAACTTTAGTGTTGATTATTGTTTGTAATTTATCAGCCGTACTCATACAATTTCACCATTTATAGAATCTAAAATTGTATCTATATTTCCTAACTTACTTCCTATTTCTTCTTTGGTATATACATCAGCAGAGTTAGCTTTACTTTCTATTTCTTTTTTAGTCGCCAAACCATCTAAAGATAAAATATCAGCCTTTGTAGCCAGACCTTCTGTTAATTCTGTTTTAGTAGCCAGTCCAGTAATATCAGGAATTTTAGTCGTATCAGGAAGTGCGCCAACTTCGTTAGCTGTATATGTAGGCTTATTTGGCTGTTTAGCCCAATCAGGAACTGTAGGATCTGTTTCTGTAGTCAAATAGGCTTTACCTTCTATTTCTTCTTTAGTGTAATAAGCAGTCAGATCGACACTACCAGAATCGGTTATTTTATTGTCAACTTCTAGCTTAGTATAAGTATCTGATTTATCGGCTTTACCAAGTAAAGAAGAAGATAGATCTGTTTTACTAGCCAGATTAGAAGTATCTGGAATATCAGATTTATCGGCTTTATCTAGTTTCAATGATTCTATATCTGTCTTTACTTGGGTATCATTGTAAGGTACAGGAATAGATTCTTTTATAGAAGATAATTCATTTTGTAAATCTTTCTGCTGTGTAATATCACCAGTAATAGCTCCCCATATTGTATTAGAACCACCTCCAGATCCAACTACTATATTAGCCCTTTTCAATTCTAAATCATATACTTTTTTTCTAGCTTTATCCATACTATAGGTACTCATTACAGTTTAGTTTTGATTTTATATATAAATCTGTTTGACCTTTAACTGTTTCATCATAAAAGCCATCTTTAAAATCTGAATTTGCAGTTCTAATAGTATAAACGTAGTTTAATATACCATCATCCAGCTTTTCTAAATCATCTGCATTTAAAGCCATATAATCAGTTATATCACCTTCAATAATATCTGAGTATTCACCAGCCATATAATGACCTTCAATAGAATTACTAGGATTAGTAGTAAAGAATTTAATACTGAACCCATTAGTTGTATTAATTCTATATGGTGTTCCTTCAGCATCTTTTAGTGACAGTTCAATCATTAAATCAGAACCCTTATATACTTTCTGTATCATCTTCACCATTTAAAAGGTTAGTATCTGCATTATCTTTTACTGCATTGTTTAAGGTCTGAACATTCACCTGTACAAATGTATGATCACCATTTTCTATAGCTTCTAAGTCTAAAGCCTTTCTAATTTCATTTGGAGTAATAACCCCGATCTGGAATAAGGTATTATAGTAATTTGCCAGACTAGCCTTATCTGCCCTAAGCAATACAGATGTATCAAAGCGCACATCTATACTATTTCTTTCAGATGGTTTATACAGTTTTCTTTCAAATTCCAGCTCTATCTTTTCTAATAAAGGTGCTAGTGTATCAGTAAGGAATGCCAGTTGTGTGGCTTCTACTGTACTGTAGCTACTTTTACTTAGGTCAAATGCTTTAACTGGTGAAACTCCAAAGAAGCGACAAATGTCTATTACATTAAACTGTCTAGTTTCTAATAGTTGTGCATCAGATGGATTAACTGTTATTGGTTGAAAGTCCATATTACCTTCCAATACGGCTATACCATTAGGTGTTCCTGTAATTGGACTGAATGTGCTTTGCCAACTTTCTCTAATATCCTGCTTCTGCTTTGGTGTTAATGAAGATTGTACTTTAATGATTCCAGCCAAGTTTGCACCACCTTTAAAGAACCCTTCTGCGTGTGCTTCACTATCTGTAGCTAGTCCTAAAGTATTTCTAGCGTGTTGCAGTGTACTGATCCCAGTAATACCATCATAGCTGAAGTTCAGAATATGGATCATATTTACAGGTTCTACCAGTTGCTTAAATCCTACAACATTGTACATTATGTTGTCATTCAAATTAGATACAGTAACTAATTCAGAAGGAATTAATTTCAATGCTACTGCATCCCCTTTATCATCTCTTTCTATATATGCGTAGCCATTACCATCTAAGAGAACACTGGTAATTAATGTTTTCATAAAAGTAAATCGGCTCATCTTTCTGTTTGGTTCTCTATTTAGTAAATAGTAAGAAGGGTGTTCTGTAAACTTCCTTTTGTAACCATCTTTATCAATAAAGTAAGGTTCTAAAGGCAATTGGGCTACAGAATCTCCAATAACATCTACACATCTATAAACTGTAGATAATAGCATAGCTTTATTATTGCTGTAGCTGGAATTGGAATTATATATCAGACTATTCAACCCATAAGGTGAATAAGTCCTTTCTTCTTCTATTACTTGTTTTGGTTTCTTCCAAAAATCAAATAATCCCATAGTTAAGGTTTTATGTTATATCGTATTTGAATAATGTGGTGTAAGTAGATAACCACCTAATGCCTGTATCATAGCAATTACACCATCTATTTTCTTTTTATCCTGCTGTTTTACTGGTTTTACATTACCACAGTAATCAGATTTAAGTACTACATTCCTAAAGCAGTTTCTGGTTATATCGTTATTATCTATTACTGCCTGTCCTGATAGTATAAGCCTTTCCAGTTCTTTAGTAGGTCTATTGAAACTGCCTAGTGTTTGTGGATATTCTTCTAACGGTAATCCCTGTTCTGTACAATTGATAGCCCATTGAGTTGCATTGAATTTATCATAGCTAACTGATACTATATTAACAACTTCTCTAGCTTTTAATATATCACGGGTTATATAGTCATAGTCTGTAACATTCCCAGGCGTAACAGTTAATAGTCCTGCTCGCTTCCATAACTTGTATAATTCTTTATCAGTCTTTTCTTCCAATGCTGATTCTGGTAAATAGTAATGCGTTTTGAAGTAATATTTATCGCCATCAACAAGTAAGAAGGACACAGCAGTTAAGTCGCTGGTAGCACCTAAGTCTACACCTATATAGCAATCTCCAGATAAAGATGAAAAATCAACCACATCACTACATTTCACTATATAGTCTTCTGGAATCCAAACAGTAGCAGAATCACACCAGATATTTAAGGTTTTAGTTTTAACTCCAACTTCATCACTGGGATTATTCTTAGCCTGCTGTACCTGTTCCTTGATATACTTCTTAGTAACTGTTACACCTAAATTTGGAGCACATTTACACCAGTTCTTTTCATCCTGCCAATTATCACTACCATCTAAAGAGTAGATAGCAATAAACATACTATCATCTTCCTTTAAATGGTTCAGCACTTCGATAGCTACAGTTCTAAGTTGGTAACAAGGTAATGATTTATCAAATCCAGCAGTAGTAATAGTACATAGATGTGGATTTTCACGCATTCCCATAGAGGACTTAATAACGTCTCTCACTTTACTATTTGCAGCAGCGTGGTATTCATCCAATAAACCAAAACTGGCATTAAATCCATCTAGCTTGCTATCATCAGCAGCCAGTACTTTCAGTTTTGAATTAGTAAGGCTAAATAGAATATCTGCCCTGTAAGCTGTAAGAAATTTCCCTTTAGGATCTAGCCCTTTACTAAATTTACTGCACATATCAAAAGCAATCTTAGCTTGCTCTTTACTGTTTGCAGCCAGTAATACTTCAGCACCATCTTCGCCATCAGCTATTAAGTAGTACAAACATAGTGCAGCAGCTAAAGCAGTTTTACCCTGTTTTCTACTTACTTCTATATAACTACTTGTATAGCGTCTAGTTCCTGATTCTTTCCAGTACCAGCCTACTATATTAGCTATTATGAACTGCTGCCAGCCTTCTAGTATGAATGATTTACCAGAATGTTTACCTGTATAGTGTCTAAGAGTAGAAATAAACTGAATAGCCCGGTCTACTTTATCTTCTATGAATACCAGATCATCCCTTTGAAGATCGTTCTGGAATCTCTCACAGGCTAGTTTAATATATTCTCCAACTACAATACTTCCATCTAAAACCTTACTACAATAATCGTAGTATAGTTTCATTAGCGTACCTCTTTAGCAGTCTTTACAAATTGTTCTAGTGGTGAATCTTCTTCCTCTTTTTTATCTAGTTTAGGTAGTCTGGTTCTGGCTTTAGCTGTTAAGCCAAATTCCTGCATAATTTTTACAGCCTGTACTTGTGCATCTTTGGCAATAGTTACAGCAGGATGTTTCACTATATTTCCCTGTACATTAGTGATAGTAGCACCTTCGCGCTCGATCTGTTTAGAAGCAGCGATAAACATACTATAGTTTCTGGCTAGCATATCTAGTGCAGCAGTATCTACATTTTCCAATACTCCTGATTCTTCCAATCTTTGCAGTACGTCATTCATATAGTCCTTCGCTTCTTTACATATATCAGAAGGTATTTTATAATTTCCCATAAATAGTTAAGATTTTGGTTATTTCTATATTGGAACCAGCTATTTGTCAGACTTTTTACTTACATCTTTCTTGTATTCATTAAGTATATTTTTAATAAGTATACTAGGCTCTACACCTCCTTCTTTAGCGAATTTCAATATTTTCATATCTTCCTCATATAGATCTTTAAATACTGCAAAATCTTCTAGTAATTCTACCATCTTAATACCAGATCGACTACTAACAGCATTAAAGACCCCCAATGCTAGTTCATATCTGGATAGCTGTGCTCTGAATAATTCTTTGTAGTTCTTCTGATCAGAGAAGTTATTAATAGTATCCATTACATAGTACATATTACGGAAGTAGTGCCCTAATATGTGTCCATATTCTTTATACATAATATCTGCTACAAACTTTATAACTTCGTATAAATAAGAAAAATCTTCTTCCTGCACTTTTCGAGAAATTATTGGTTGAATATTAAAGGCAAAATTCTTAGGCATATATATGCAATCATAAAGAAGTTCCGATTTTACTTTTTTCTTAAAATCATCAAAGTTTTTTACACTATAATCAAATTTACATTTAGGGAAATGAGTTGAAAATAATTTTTTATAACCGCCACGTAATTCATCATTTATATCCTCCGTATCCTTTATATTTATAAGTTCTTTGATTAAAATATAAATACTTAAATAATCACTAGCTTTAGCATAATAGGACTTAAATGCTTCTGAAGCTCTATCATCTTTAAAAACAACAGAATCTACTTTCTTAGTGTGTAATCCCAATAATTGAAAGAAAATAGTTCGTTCATTATCAATTCTCGATCTATTTTCAGCATCAATCTCTTGTTCTCTATTCTTCCTTTCTGCATCTTCTGCTCTTAGCTCTGACAAATGAGAAGTATATAAAACAGCTCCAAAAGCTAAAAAGCCAGTTATTGAACTAAAATAACATCCAAAAGCACTCCATTTATCAGACTCACTGGATAACCCATTATTGAACTTTGTTATATATAATATAAACATTATTAAACATATAGTAAAAACTACTATTGCACATATAAGTAAAGGATGTTTACCAAAGTATTTATACACTTTTTTCATAATACATTTGTTTTATTAGTTAGTTTTTTGTATCTTTATATATTGTAAATCAATTACCCCAATGAAACCAACCTCAAAATCTACACGCGTTACTGTGAGATTGGATGAAGAACTAGACCTTAACCTATCAATTCTCCAACAAGCGACTTCCACAGACAAATCTAAGATAATTAGAATGATTTTAAAAGATTTTTTTGATAATAATGAAGAACTACTAAACAAATACTATGAAAGAGCTAAGACTAGATAGAGAAACACTGCTACAATACATTTATGACTATGGTATAGATCGAACAAGTAAGATACTACAGATAAAGCTAGAAGATATAGAAGCCATCATTAACCCTTCACCAGAAACTTACAGCGAACACAAATTTAATTATCCTGCTTTAGAAACTAGTGCAGTAGTAGCAAAGGTAATAGCTAACAACTATGAACGTTTAAGAGCTAAATATGTGGGTAATACTACCTATCTGGAATTATCCCAGACAGATGAAGATATATTTCATAACACCTTACTCAAAGTTATATCAGAAGGAATAGAAGATAGTATATTAGATCATATAGAATATAGAATTAAGATGTTACGCTACCAAACTAAGATGGATCACAAACAACTGAAAAAACTATTCACAAATGCCATACCTACAGAAACCTGCCAAACAGAAGAATAGACAGATAAATAGAGAGGATAGAAGGAAGATATATGATACTAGCCAATGGCGTAAACTTAGATCTGCATATTTACAGCAGCATCCACTTTGCCAACTCTGCCAGCAAGAAGGTAAAATAGTTCCTGCTGTAGATATTCATCACATCATTAGCTTTATGTCTACTAATGACCATCTAAAGAGATTAGCATTAGCATATAATCCAGATAATCTAATGTCCCTCTGTAAAGAATGTCACCAGAAGGTACATAATCAGCCTTAAAGATAAAAATTTTGATTATCAATAAATTATCTAGTTTATGAGTATCTAAAGTCCATAAATTAGGTAGTTGGGGGATTTTTCGAGGCTGGGTATATAAAAGTAAAATCTTCTAAAAATCCCCCAGCTTCCAAAAAACCGAATTATTTTGGCTATATTCTCTTTACCTGTAGATTGCGAAAAGCCAGCCTACCATAATTTTGACTTCAGATATATACCAGTTTAAAGTTTTAAGAATCAGATGATTATATTTTGCAGATCAGTAAAACTTCCGTATCTTTACAGTATGAAAATTAAGGGATAGCAACCTTTATAATTGTAACGAAATTTGCTGCTGTAGTAATAAAACTTGTGCCAGAGATAATATTACTACGAAAATAAAGCCAGATCAACTGGTTTTATTTTTATATCCAGTGTCCGCTATGCACTTAGTGGTAAAATCAAATTTTATAGGCACTTCTAGTAGTGTCCGCTATAATCAAAGTCCGCGTCCGTCTCAGTCAAAATCCGCGTCCGCCTGTACCATAATATACTAATACCTATATAACTAATACCTACTAGACTAATACGCTACTTACGTTTTTGCCTTCTGCGAAGGCTCAAACGATCCTAAATTTTTCAACTTTAGATCAATATTACTTTTAAACATCTCCAAGTAAAGTGAGAAATATAAATTCATTACAACTATGTTAATACACAAACCAACTGGAAAAAAGTTCATTAATAGAAAAGAAGCCAAAATGTTTTTTGGGACTACCAGATTTAATAGATTATATAGAGAAAAGCAGTTCATTTTAGAAAAAAATGGAGATAATAAATAATCACAATTCAAATTCATTTGCTAACTATGAATTACAGAAGAATAACAGAAATGATCGGTAAATATCTAAATTTAACAGAAGCATATACTTACTTTTGTCTAGCAATAAAATCAGATAGAGAATCTTTATTCTCTAAAATAAAACAAGAGACTTTAGCTAATTATATTTCAGATAATGGATATACAGATAAAGATATAATTTCAGTATGGACTGTAAGAGATCATTTGAAAAAGTTTAAAGATTGTGGTCTGATTACCAAAGAAACTAAAACTACAGTTAATGGAACACAAGTTACTAAACAGAATACATACCAGCTAACAGATGAACATTATGTATTAATAGATGAAGCCATAGTAAAAGAACCTATATCAAATGAATTGAAGGGTTTCCTGATACTTTTGAAGACTAGGTGTATAAACTCTACCAACTTGTGTAAGTACTCCATTAGAGAGCTTGCTGATACTCTAGCAGTCGGAAAATCTACAGTAGGCAAATACTTAAAACAAGCAGAAGAAGCAGGATATATCAAAAGAGATTCTAATGGTATTACTTTATTGAACGATAATATCTTCATCATAACCAGAGAAACACAGATAGCAACTATGAAACGTATTTATGAAGAAGCTATTACAGATGAAGATTATGCAGCAGATAAATTTCTAAGTTAAACAAGTTCTAAAACGTATTGTTCAGATTATCAACAATTTACTTGTTTTCATCTTAAAAAAGTAGTAAATTTGTATTATAGAAATATGAGATAAACAACTGATAACCAAATCATATAAAACACATCGAATGACAATATTTGTTATACTCTGCATCCTAGTAGCTGCTATTCTAGCTGTATTACTTATCAAATCCGTGGTAAATGAGATCAAAATACATATAACCAAAGAAACTAATCGTATTATTCAACATATAAACAACAATGGAATCAGTAACACTATCTGTTAAAACAGTACAATCAATCCTTAACTATCTGGCAATTCAGCCATATAATGAAGTAGCCAGCTTAATAAATGCTATCCAGATGGAAGTAGTAACAAAAGAAGATCTACCAAGTAAAGAAGATGCTATAGAATAAAACCTACTAGCCTGTATGTTAATGATAAGGCTAATGTAAATGATAGTGTAATAAGCTACTACTTGTAGCTTTAACAGGCTGGTGAAATAAACCAGCGATATGACAAACAACCAAGACGGATATCAAATAAAAGAGAATGAAGGAAGAAAGCTATTAGAAAGCCTACTTATTCAGACAAAGAATGCTAGTAATTGGCGACCAACTACAGGTAAATATGACCACGTAGATGGATTCTTTAATTTAAACGATAAAAAGATAGTAGTAGAAATAAAGACCAGATCAGCTAAATATGCTGATTATTCTACACATTTAATGGAATTAGATAAATATATGAACCTTACCAAAGCTATGATAGATAATAAATGTTTTACTGGATTCTATGCCTGCTTCTTTGAAAATATTCTTTATTTGTATGATCTTAGAAATATGAATACCATAAATTGCAGAGTAATAGAAAAGTATGTAAATTGTACCACTGTTGAAGATAAAGGAAAAAGAATGAAGAAGTTTCTGGATATTCCTATTAAACTAGCAAAGGTGTTCAGAAAAGATAATGATAAATGGAAGAAAGTAAATTAAATAAATAATATGAAGAAAATAATATTCACATTGGCTATCTTAGCAACTATGCTAACAAGCTGTAATACCCCACCTTATGAAAGAGCTATTACTAATCATTACAGAACTACAAAATTTACAGCAGGTTTGACTCCAATCAAAGATTATAAGCCTATTAGTGTTGGTGAATTAAAACCATTTATCCATCAAAAAGGTTACTATTTTAAGATCCAGCCAGATTATTATACAGTTCATACTTATGAATGTACTTTAAGGCTTACAGCTATATTTAAGTCAATAGAGAATTATACACAAACTGATACAGTTTACTTGCATAAAAAGCCAGAAGGTACTTATGAAGTATGCGATAGATACACTCTGAATCAAAGATAAAAAGAAGCCCTGCTAATTCACACTAGCAGGGCTATTTTAGTTGACAAATCTTTATCTCATAGAAAGACTATCTTACTTCTTCGTAGGTGTACGTTTCCGTCCAATCAACTTCTCCGTTTAGATAGATAATAGCTTTAGTAACATAACCATCTTTATCTATTTCATAATTAAATGTATAAATTTCATTTTCATTAGACCTCTTTGCTTCTTTAGGTAGATACTTAGGTGCGTTACCCAGTAATGAAGCATACTGTAAACGACTATATTCAGTAGCTAAAACATCATCCGCATAGGCAAGGAAAATTCCACCTAAATTAGGTATATCGGTATATGTAATTCCTTTATCAAATACATTGTTTCCAGTCATTAACCCTTCACCGTTAAAGATGTATTTATCATCAACATCTGTTTTTCCTTTATATACTAAAGTCGCAGAAGTCAAGTAATTACCAGAATAGATAAAACTCCAAATACCACTATCAGTTTCTTCACCTTTTACAATAAATCCATCGTTGTTCAATGTGTAATTAGTTGTTTTTGTGAAATTACCTTCATCAGTGTTTTTAATATCCAGACTTTCTTTAACAGCATTACCAGTATAAGTATAATTGGAAGTCCAAGACATTTCATAACCAACCCTTTTATATGTTTCAGTTGTTTTAGAAACTTTACCATCTAAACGTTCAATATCCAGTGAACCTTTGCCACTATTGTCCTGATAGTTAATAGTAGTCAATCTCTTAACTGCTTTTTCTGGATCAGTGCCACCATTATCGTCATCATCACTACAAGAAATAAAATTAAAACACAAAGCCATCATCAAGACAGCTGAATACAATCTGTAAGTTTTCATATTAATAAAAGTTATGTCACCTGTTCCCTCCCCCAAATGACTATTATAAAAAAAAAGAAGCGTGAGGAACTGTAAACTAATATCCTATTCTGAGGCTCTGGTAAGCCCTTATAAGTAGATATAGTCAACAGCCCTCACGCCTATAACAATAGACGTGAAGCACCTGTTGCTATTATCCTACTTATAATTGAATTTACCAGATTCCAGAATAAGGATAATAACTTAACGCTTCGTTTATTTACTAATTATGTCCCTTCTAAGAGGTTCAACGCTTTGAGCTTTAGAAGTTGGTGCAAATGTAAGTAAAGTTTCTAATACAGCAAAGCCCACCAGCCTAAACTAGTGGGCTTTTTTACTATGTTTGTTGCATTATCTTAAAAGCCTTATTTATCAAATGTTCTGATTGATTGTATATTCCCGTTATATCCACCCAATCAGTTTGACTATATTATGGCAATGTCATAATTTGAACAATTTAGTTATTTGTGTTTATGTAAATTGTTGATCCCCTATTTTAGCTATAAGACCTAATGACAGTAATTTAATTAATATCTTCTTTACTTTTAAAGATGGCAATCCTACACTAAACCTTTCACTTGTTTTATTTACAAATTCTATTTCCTCTTTAGATAATATGGACTTATCAAAAGTATTTAATAGCTCCATATCTATTTCATAGACTGCATTACTAATACTATAATCTATTCTATCCTGCTTGATTATTATTTCTTTATTTGTTTCCTGCTTATCTGCATTAAATAAACTATCTCCAATTTTATTAGATATGGCTTTCTTTATCTTATTTGATTTGTCCTTATCATTTAGATGTTCATATACTTCATCTATCATAGTAGTATCATTGTGACCAGTTGCTATTATGATAGTATCTTTAGGAACATCCATACGACACATAATAGTAATAAATGTATGTCTAGCTGTATGTGTATGTATTAATTCATATAAAGGTGCTTTAAGTATTCCTACATTAGCTCCCTTTTGTTCTTGATATTCTATTTCTTCATTAAGTCCAACATCTTTACATATTGCTTTTATAGCCCTATTATATGTTGGTGAACCTTTTCTTTCTAATATTTCTGGATATTTTAAACCATCTTTATATTTAGCTAATATCTCTTTAGCTTCATCAAATAATGGTATAATAGCCAGTTCACCTGTTTTCTGTTGTATAATGGAGATAGTATTATGTTCAGTATCTAATTCATATTCTCCATTTAAGAACTTTGACATATCAGATATGCGTTGACCTACTAGACACTGTAATACAAACATATCTTTTATTTCAGTTTCTTTAGTAGCGTTTCTTCCTTTAAGAGTATAGTTATATATATCTTTTACTTGTTCTATTGTCAAAGCTACTTTCTTTTCATTCCTCTTAGTCTTATTAGTTTTATCTTTTATAACGTCAAAGCTATCTATGTTACTATCAGACCATTTAAAAGGAATATCCGCACGTTTATTTGCCAACCTTAATAAGGTTTGAATATGAGCAAAATAATTTCTTATTGTATTAGGACTTTTATTCTCTGATATTAAATAATTCTGGAACTTATTCAATGTATCACAATTCATATTATCCCAACTATCAGATATTTTATTTTCTTTAAGAAACGAAGCGAGCCTCTTAATTGCCCTAGTTTGTTCTGTTTTACTACTATCTTCAATATCTATTCGTTCTACAATAATATGTTGCATTCTTGTTGTAGCTGATATATCCTGTGTTTTTATCATACGTCTACTAGTGTTATCTTTATAAATTCTACCCTTTAGTATTTCAAGGCAACTATCCAGCTTATCGGGATTGTCACAAAGGTACTTCTTGTATTCAGAAAAATAAGCTTTCAGTTCATTTATTTTATTATTTGCAATCTCGTTGTTTCTGTTGTCCAGTTCTGATAAACGGAAACTTATATATGCTTCCTGTTTACTCTTATTCCAGTGTTCTGGGTACACTTTTATGCCAGTAGATAACTTTACTTGCTTACCTTGTACTCTGCATACCAGATATACATTTGTTGGTTTATTTGCTTTCGGCTTACGTAAATTAAACGTTGCCGACATTTCATTAATAAATATCTGCTGTCCCAT